CTTATAAATCATTTCGAGTCCTCCTTAAAGAAAGTCGTGCTTTTCCAGGCGTTCATCATAGCAACGCTCAATATTCGCAATAGCATGGGTGCACTTGTTGTTTTTATACTCCTCGTGCGACTTGCAATACGTTCTGTAATCGTCAATGATGCATAAAATCTCGTCGAAGTCCTCTTGGGTGTGCTCGATGCCGCGGACAAGCTCATTGTTAAACCGAAGAATCCGGCTCCGCAAAAGGTCCGCGTTGCGCTCGTCGTCTGTGCGGACGTGGTCGTCCAGGAGGCGCCGGGTTTCCTCCTGGTAGTGCTTGAGTTCCTCCCACTTCTGGTCCTGGCTTTTTTGCGCGGCCTCCATTTTCTCGGAAAGCTCCGCAGTCAGGGCGCGGCCGATGG